ACCGAGTGTAGTGCTTTAGGTTGGTCAAGTAATATTCCTAAGATAGCATCTTCTATCTCTATGGCTTGTGGTAATTGTTTGATTGGTTTCATTCGTGGTTATACTTTTGATGTTAATAGTAGTGTTCGTGTTTCTATTGCTTTTGTTGGTAGTAGATACTTTGTAATTATCCAAGAAATATTCTCGTGATGTACTCCATATCTTTTTGATAACTCCATTGCTGTTATACCTTCGTTTGTATATGCTTCCAATATCTCTGCAACTTTCTCCCTATCAAGATTTCTAAATTTTAATGGGTGGTAGGTATTATAATCTCCGACGGTTATCATTTAAAAAAGTTTTTGTTGCAGTATATTTATATTTAATCTTTTTTCTGCATACATACATTGCTCATTTGATATTTCACTTCCTAAATAATTTCTATTTTCGGCTATACAAGCATTTGCAGTTGTACCAGTACCCATAAAACTATCGTAAATTAAATCACCTTCCTTTGTATATAATAATAATAATTTTCTAACTAATTCTGTTGAATATGTTGCTTTATTTAAACTATTACTTGAGTCATTATTTGGAGCTTCAATATAATTATAAAAAACTTCATAGAAATTTTGTCCGCTTTTAGATATTGTAGTTGATTTTTTATTTGTATTAAATGTTAAATATTCTTTTTTTCTTACAAATACAAATATAAACTCACAAATCCTAGTTAACTTATTTTTACTTTGAGCATTTGGCAATGCGGTTCTTTTTTTCCAAGATATACAGTCAGCAACTGTAAATTCAGTTCTTTTTATTATTTCAGCAATAAGTAACCACATCGTTTCAGGACTTTCATTTCCATAAGAAATATTATATAAAACAACACCGTTTTCTTCTAAAATGTTATTATATCCTTCAAATATTTTTAAAGTCCAATCTATATACTCTTCATTAGTTTTTGTATCTAAATACTTATCGTATCTTTTTTCTTGTTCATATACCCTTACTCCATTTATTATTTTATTACTCCAATATTCAATTCTTCCTCCAGTATTGTATGGTGGTGATGTTATAACTGCATTAACCTTTAAGTTAACACGATTCATAGTTTCCAAACAATCTTCATTATATATTTTGTTTAATTCCATTATATCACAATTTTATTTGGCTTTGTTTCTGGTTTTGTAAAGTTAAGATAATTTTCGAATTTACTTGCTTGGAAAAGAGTTTGTGGTCTAAGATATTGCTCCCATTCTGTTCCTTTCCACTTAGCAACCATATTGTCAATTACTGTTTTAAAGTCTTCTAAGGTATGGCCTTCATCAAGCCTTCCGCTAATAATTCTTTGGTTCGCTTTATTACCATCTTTAAATTTTGTATTTGCCTTCTCATTTAAATAAGAAATAATCTCTTTGATTATATTAAGTTTAGTATTATTATATATAGTATTATTATCTTCTCGTTTTTGCGTATAGGTATAGGCATTTTTGCGTATAGGTATACTCATTTTTGCGTATAGGGTAAGAGTGCGTTTATTGCTATCATTTTTATCTACTATTGAGTTCAAATAACCAGCATCTACAAGCTCTGAAACAAGGCGAGATATGGTACTTTCTGACCTATCTAAAGTTTCTCCTAAGTGCTTATTGCTTACAAAACATTTACCATACTTATTGCAAAAGTTAGCTACTAAACCAAAGAGTAGTTTAGACTTATCGGATAAGTTTTTATCGAAAAATATATCGGATGGGATAGTATAGTAAAATCCTTCCATTATCTATTTTTTTGTTTAATCAATTTGCGAATCTTGTCATTACCTTTTGCGTAGGTTCTTTTAGAAAATATCTCATAAACTGCTGAGTATTTACCCTCAAAAAATCTATCTACTTTTAGTAAGTCATCTGCCGAATCAACTGCAAACATTATTGTCGTTCTATGGCGAGCGAAAGGTACTGACTGACTAATCTCGAGCTCGTTAATCTCGTAAAAGTTTTTAATGATATGGAAATAAACCTTTCTCGCATCTGCAACTTTTCTGCGTCTATCTTCGCTATAAAAATCGTCTATATCAATCTCAAATACTCTGCAACAAGCGTCTGCAAGTCTATCGAGTTCTTCTTTTCTTAAATTAATGGTTTTCATCTGTGTTTGGTTTTAAGTATTTATCTCCTTTTATTGCTGGTTCTAATGCTCCACAACAAGTGCAAACATAACCTAGCGTGGTAATCTTTCTGTAAAATAGTTCTCTAAATGCTTCGTAATATTCTTTATAGGGGGATATACTTTTATATTCATCCATTACATTCAAATAATAATACGTAGCAGTCCTATCCTTGTTCAGTTGCGTAGCTATATAGTCTGGGGTCATATAAAGTTCCCGATACATAACGTAAGCCACAATCATTCGGCAGGCAGGCAAAGGAGTTACCCTACTAGCACGTCTTAGTGCGTTCGGGCTTGCTCCTGTTAATTCCCTTATAGACTCAAATGCTAAATCCCATCTGTAATCTACCGGAAACTGCTTCTTAGAAAGGGAGGTCTTGCTTTGCTTCTCCTTTGACATAATCATTTAAGCATAAGAAGTGGGTTGAAAAACCTTGTGCCTCTTTACGTTTAACGGCCTTTAGTTTTAACACCTCGTTTACAGTTCCGTCTTTGGTCGTGTAAGTGTTTCTAAATTGTGCATTTTCGGTCTTAGCTAGAATTTCTCTTAACTGGTTTAAATTAAGGTCAATCAATAAAGAATCACCTAATTCTTTTGCACTACCGCAATACTGTGTTTGTTTTGTTGTACTCATTTTTGTTGCTTTAAATTGTTTATTAATTGTTGTTTGTAATCGTTTGCTAATTGTAATTTTTCTTTAATTAATCTAATGTCATCCTCGTTTCTTTTAATTGGAAGAATCTTAATTTTATAGTCAATCTGACGTGGGTCATAGCTTATAAAATACCAATTCTCTATTCCTGTAATTAACGAGTAGCCTTGAATCTGCCAATAATATTCTTTACGTTCTTTCTTAAAAGCCACAGAATCGAGAAGAAGATTGTCCAAATGAATAGATGGGTTATAAGGACACTTAACCTCAATACCAAAAATATTATCTCTAGCCACTCCATCAGGCGTTCCTCCAAAGTTATCATCATAATTTATAAATCCGGGTAAAATAATTTCAGTATTTATCATATCGCAAAATAGTTCAATAGCTTCTCCCTCATAAGAGTTACCCCATTCGGTAGCATTATTTCCGTAAAACATTTTTTCATTGCTTATGTCTACGGTTAGCGTTTCTGCTATCTTTTCCTTTACGTATGTCTTAGCACCTTCAGAAATTGTTTCTGCTTTACTCTTAGGCTCGGTCATTAACCGATATAATTCGCTAGGAGTAAACTTACCACTTCTTGCTATGTGCCAAGCGTCTGTTCCGTGTACTATCCTATTCTTTTCCATCTTTAGGCTTGGTTATTAGTAATAATACCATACTACCTAATATTGTAAATGTGAAAGGAAAGAAAGCCCAAAACCAATCTATATCTATTAGACTAAGTGCTTTTCCAAAAATCAGAATGGTGGTTGTGAATAAAACCCAATGTAATACTGCTCTTTCCATTATAAATCAAATGAGGTAGAAGGTTTAAAACTTTGTTGTGGAATGTCTTTTCCGTGTGTATTAATAGCATCTGCATCTTTAGTATCATCGATACCGAATAATCCATTAAGGGCATATTTACGTGCATAACTTGATGTAGCTCCAGTTTGCTGTGCATCATCCATACCTTTCTTGTCAATGGATTCTCTTGCAACTGCTGAAGATGCAATTTGATTTTCTCCATCAAAGATTGTTGCAATAGCCATTACATAATTTTTTCCTCCTACATCAATCATATTATCGGAAATGTTCATATACAATCCTTCTTTTGCCAGTAGTGGCTTAACTGCTTCGATAATATCCTCGCAACTTCTGTACTTGTACTTTCCAAACGCATTGGTTTGGTTTTTTGGTGCTTTTAATTCACTTTGAATCTTCACCATTTTCGCTATTAAATTTTTCATAATACTAATTTACGAATTTTTGTTGATTAATTCTTCTTGTTTATTAATAATATCTACTAATTTTTTGATGATTTCTGCTTTTTCTGCCAGTTCTTGCTCTAAAGCCATTATTTCATCCTGTTGGTTCTCGATTAATTTTGCTAAATTTGCATCCATAGTTAAATTTTTTAAGTTTAAGTTAAAATTGTTGATAAGTTAAATAAATTGGTGTGGGTCTTCAGTATTCTCAGTAAAAGCAGAGAAGTGTATTAATTTTAATAAATCAAACTCTACCGAGAATCCAAACTTGGAAAAGTGGTTGGTAGTATTTACTCTAAAATAAAACCAGTTAAGGAATTTATCGGGTTTAATAAATAAAAAGATAAATAGGGTTCTTGTTTTGTTTAAGGTAATTTTCATCTGTCTTGTTTTTTAAGGAGGGCGGTATAGCCCACGAATTTAGGTTCTAAGTCTAATTTATATCCTATTGCATTAAAGTAAGCTCTTAGCGTCTTGATAGTCGGATTTTGTCTTGATTCAATCAAACTAATATACACCTGCGTTACTCCCATACGTTTAGCTACTTCGCCTTGCGTTAAGCCTCTGTTTTTACGATAATCACTAAGCCTCATCTTCTTTCTCCCCTTCTATATCTTTTAGAAACTCTTTAAGGTCATTATTAAACGATTTAAGCGACTCTAAGCTCATCATAGACAAGATAGTCAAACTATCTAATAACTCCCCGCAGAACTCATCTAATACATCCGACTCATTTGTGCGAATAACGTGGTTTAGATTTGTTTCAATTTGTTGTATTGATGTTCTAATCTTTGCAACGTGGTTTCTTACAAGTCCAGACCTACCAATATCAGGCATTTCCATATTGTACTCAAAGTCCATAAGACGATTGAGGATTTTCATTTTTGCTAGGGATTTTCTGATTC